GGCACCAGGGCCTCTATTGCATTTAGGGCTGCGGAAGACATAACTGATTCAGCCCAGGGAACATATATAACTTTTAACACAACTCCAACTGGTTCCACGACGGTCGCAGAAAGAATGCGCATTGATAGCACTGGAAACGTGGGAATTGGAACGGCAACGCCTGCAACAAAACTAGAAGTAGGAAACCCTGTGGGTTACACAGAACAGCGTTTGATAACTTTGTCTCGACAGGAATCGACTAGATATAACGGTTACATGGAATTTGGTACTCCTTCCGGGTCAAATTTCATTTTAACGCTGGGAACAAGAAATAATAACGTCGATTTTCCTGCGTTAAAACTTTATGATGGAAACGTGGGCGTAAAAGCCTCGTCCTTTGGCACAAGCGCTGCCGCTGCTTTTGGGATTGCAAACGGCACTGAGCCTTCAACGTCAGTTGCAGATCAAATCGTGATGGGCTCTGTTGATTTAACCGCTGGAAATACAATTCCCTATGTCAGAAGTGAAGGCACCGGAATGACGGGCGCTGGAATTACAAACACGTCGGTCACACACAAGATTGCAATTAAAGTAAACGGAACAGTTTATTACTTACTTGCCACAACAGACGGCACATAAAGGATAAATAATGAGATACGCACCAATTGACATTGTAGTAAACGGAAACATGGCTAATGCCATTACTTCTGAAACCGTGCCGCTTGATCAAGTTTTTGGTCTTTCAGTTCAAGCCGTGTACACGACGGGCGGAACTCTTGGAGGAGTTTTATCGCTTGAAGGGTCAAACACTCACTCAGAGGACAATGAGAAAAACGTTTTAAACGCTGGCACCTGGACCACTATTAGTAGCGTTACTCTTTCTGGCGGCGGCAACACTTTGTGGAATGTAGAAAATTCAAATTATTTATGGCTAAGAGTAACCTACGCTCCCGCTGGAGGAGATGCTGGAACACTTAATGTCGTTTGCGTGACTAAAGGAGTTTAAACAATGCCTTTTATTAATATTCCTTCTTACGGTTCTGCAAGTTGGAAAGACCCTGTTGCTGATCCGGCAAGTTTACCAGCAAGCGGAAACGAACTGGGTGACGCTAGAGTCACTGAATCCACAAGCGAAATTTATGTTTGGGACGGAAGCGCCTGGCAAAACGTTGGAGGAAGTTCTTTACCCGCGTTTGACGATGACAAAGTTCTTTACTCAACCTCTACTGCCGCCGAATGGAGAACCGTTGGAACTGGTTCTACAACGGCTGCCTATCCTACTGATACAATTATTGTCGGAAGAGCAAAACCCGCCACTCTTTCTGGAATTAAAAATATTTTAGTTGGCGTAAATTCTGGCGGCACAAACCTTACTACGGGAACCGGAAACGTTTGTATTGGGTATCAAGCCGTTGAGCAAAATAATGGAAACAATGGTGTTGTAATTGGAAATGAGGCGCAAGGGGGAAGCGGAGAAAGCGTCGCAATAGGTTATCAAGCTTATTGCGAAGCTAACCAAAATACAGCTATTGGTTATCAAGCTAGGGCAGAAAATGCTAGATCAACCGCCATTGGAAGAGCGGCGCAAGCAACTGCCAACGGGGACAACATTGCTATCGGTCAATTGTGTAGGGTAACCGGAGCTGGAAGTTTACACATTGGTTCTTATGGATTGGCAACTACAATAAGCGTTAGCAATGCAATAGGTTTTTTACTTCCTGCAACAGTTGCAAATTCAACGCTGTTAGGAAAGAGCACTCGTTTGTATTTAAACAACATGGGGGCTCAAAGGCAATTTACGGTTTCTTTGAGCGAAAATCAAATTTTTGCAAATAGCTATATCACCGGCGGATCCGTAAACGATGGCGACGCATCAACAGGAATTTTGTCAATAAACGGAGCCCAAGGAACCGGAACTGGAACCGGTGGCCCTATAAGATTTCAGACGGCTCCTGCCGGTCTTATTAGCAATAACGTGCAAAACGCTTTGTCAGAAGTTATGCGAATTACTGGCGAAGGGGACGTTGGAATTAACGTAGTTGCTCCTACAAAAAAATTCCATGTTTTTAGTGGTCCAAATCAATGTGTTGCAACTTTTCAAAGCGATACAACCGGCGGAGGAATTACTTTACAAGACTCAACCACGACAAGTGATACCCATGTAGGCATTGGGGCAACTGGCGATGACTTGTGTTTTAGATCCGGTGGCGTTGTTGGCGCAAACATGACGCTTGACGCCTCTGGAAACTTAAAAGTTCCTAATTACATTTTAAGCCCGGTTCATTACGACGAGGGAACTGAAACCACAAACTTTACAATCGATTGGGCAAATTCTCCCGTTCAAACAGTCACACTTAATGGCACTTCAAATGCTACCGTTACTTTAAGTAATCCAGTGCAAGGCGGAGCATACGTTTTAAGAGTTATTCAAGGCGCAACCCCTGGCACAATTGACTTTACTGCCGGAGGATTTGCAGACGCCGTCTGGCCCGGCGGAACCGCTCCGACTTTGTCTGGCACCACGGGAGATGTGGACATTATTAATTTACTCTACATTGATGATGGTGGGGGAACGGTTACTTATTACGGAACCTTTGCAGCAGACTTTAGCTAATGAACTTATTAAGACTTATTAATTTTAGACGCCAACAAGCTAGCAGTCTTGATTGGAGGCTTATCGGTCCAAGCTATTGGCCTGCTTATCAAACGAGCATCAATGGAACGATCGCAACTACTACAGTTAGTGATACATTAACAACTCCGTCCGGTGCATATCCGGGAAGTAACGCTTTTTTTGGAGGCGTTCTTTTACCGGACGGACGAGTCTTTTGCGCGCCAAATAGCTCAACGACTGCTCGCATTTATGATCCAGTTACCGATACTCTTACTACACCGTCTGGAACGTATCCTGGAAATGGTGCTTTTACTGGAGGCGTCCTTCTGCCAGACGGACGAGTCTTTTGCGTGCCGTACATTTCAGCGTCTGCTCGCATTTACGATCCGGTTACTGATTCTGTTAGTACCCCATCCGGTACATCTCCGGGACCTACTGCTTTTATCGGTGGCGTTCTTTTACCGGACGGACGAGTCTTTTGCGTGCCGTTCAATTCAAACTCTGCACGCATATATGATCCAGTAACCGATACGCTTAGCACTCCGACTGGAACGTATCCTGGAAGTAATGCTTTTGCTGGAGGCGTTCTTTTACCAGACGGTAGAGTTTTTTGCGTGCCGTTCAATTCAACGTCTGCTCGCATATATGATCCAGTTACCGATACGGTTAGCACGCCTACAGGATCATATCCTGGAAGTACTGCTTTTATGGGTGGCGTTCTTTTACCAGACGGACGAGTATTTTGTGTTCCCCGTAACTCAACGACTGCTCGCATTTATGATCCAGTTACCGATACGGTTAGCACGCCTACAGGATCATATCCTGGAAGTAATGCTTTTATCGGTGGCGTTCTTTTACCAGACGGTAGAGTTTTTTGCGTGCCGTTCAGTTCAGCGTCTGCACGCATATATGATCCAGTAACCGATACGCTTAGCACGCCTACAGGATCATATCCTGGAAGTAGTTCTTTTGTTGGAGGCGTCCTTCTGCCAGACGGACGAGTATTTTGCGTGCCGTACAATTCAACGTCTGCACGCATTTATGGCGGCGGGGGTGGCTTTAACATAAATGTAAGTTTATCCGCTTATTATAATAAACTGTAAATTATGTCATTCGTTAAACTACAAGACGGTCGCAGCACATATGCACTAGACAGCATACGTCTGCGTAACCAGCGAGAAGCTAGCAGCGCTCCACAGGCAAATACTGTAGAGCTATATATGAAAGAAGGCGTCCTTTACCAAGTTGACGAACAAGGACGTGAAAACAAAGTTAGCATTTTACAAAGTTTACAAGTTATACCGCTAGAAGGTATAACGCAAGCTGAACGCTTAGCCTTGTCAGCAGTTGCTGGCATGATCGTATATGATACGACAAACAATAAACACTACGGCTATGATGGAACAGCTTGGCAAGCTTTGTATTAAAAATGGCTAAACATTTTACAAAAAAGTTTAAAGAAGCCTATGAAAAGGTTTTATTGATAGCGGAGCTTGAAGGGCCAGAGAGGGGCATGCTGGCCTTTCGAGACGCTATGTTAGAGCTGGGACACGAAGAAAGAGTCCGTAACCTTTACAGGGTTCAAGATAAGCTCACAAAGCAAGCTAAGTTTTTTGTACCTAACGCTCCACAAGAGCAGTACTTAAAAACTAAAGATACTAGGAACATTATTCTCAAATGCAGGCAAGTTGGCTTTACAACGCTGAACTGTATCAGAGCACTTGATTATGCATTATGGGAATCCAACATGAGGACTGGCATTTTATGCCACAAACTGCAAGTTGTTAAAACGATTTTTAATGATATCACAAAGTTCTGTTATAATTGGTTTGTACGCGATTGGGGCCATCTTTACAAACCGGTGGAAAAAAGCGACTCTAATACAGCGCTTTCTTTTGCTAGCGATGGTCTTGGCCGTCCCCTGGAGTCTTCTATTCTTGTATTACATGACTTCCGTGGTAAAACGATTCATTTCATGCACGTTTCGGAAGCTGCGCGAATCGAAAAAGACAGGCTAGTAGGATCGCTAAACGGAGTACCAGACAACGGCGAGATTACTTTAGAATCAACCGCTGCTGGTAGATCCGGAGAATTTTACAGACTATGGCAAAGCTGGCGAGCTAAAGGAGCTAGCGCACCTTACAAAGGTTGCTTTGTGCCATGGTATAAACACTATCCGGAAAACCCAGGAGACTGGGATATGCCTGATGGTACAACGCTTACTAATCGAGAGCGAGAGCTACTAAGCTCATATAAGAATAAGATTAGTGAAGCGCATATTTTTTGGCGTCGCTGGTGCATTGAAGCAAAGTGTGGAGGGGATGAGGAGCTATTTGAAAACGAATACCCTACCAACGACCAAGACTGTTTTTTAACCGGCGATGCAAACGTGTTCTCAAGTAGCATCCTAAAGATGCAAGACCGGAACACAAGAGACCCTATTTTCGTTGGCCACTTGATTGCAGACGGCAACAAGATGGAAATACACGACGACCCAAAGGGATGCATCGCTATCTGGGAAGAACCTGACCCGTCGCATACTTATTCGATTGGGGCAGATCCCAGTGGCGGTGTGGGTCAAGATAATGGAGCTGCTTATGTCAAAAACAACAAGACTAATAAACTTGTTGCTCGCATTTGGGGTGACCTTGCTCCTGCTGATTTTGCTAGAGAACTATACAAGCTTGGTAGATTTTATAATAACGCTTGGGCATGCGTTGAAGCCAATAATCATGGCCATGTAGTTGTCCATGTGTTAAAAGAAATGGGTTACCGTAATTTATATAAGCGGTCAACCGTAGATGAAATGACTAACAAACCGACAAAAAAAGTAGGTTTTGTTACCACGAATCAGACTAAGATTATGATCACCGAGAAGCTTAAGAGTGCTTCTAAAGAAGGTAAACTTATCATACTTGATAAGGAGCTAATCTCAGAAATGTCAACATTTGTTCAAATATCGGGTAAAAGCGGTGGAACTGTAAAGAGACAAGCAACCGCAGACGCACATGATGATTTAGTGATGGCAGCTGCTTTAGCCGAAGAAATGAGTACCTCTCGTAATTGGGATAGCGATGAACAACCTTCATATGAAGTAAGCGAGTATGCTATTGACCCCGAAACGGGATTTATAATAGGGTAACACATGTATAATCCATTTGACAGAGACGTAAACGAAGTTCCTGAGCGTGATAAGGAGATTCATGCTGTACGTGTCGTTCGTGCTTTTATGACAAAAAGCGACGAATACCGTGAGCCACATGTTGAAATCGCTCGCAAATCTCGTGAAATCTATGAAAACTGGTCGCCTGCTAGCCGTTCTATCGTTCAACGAGCCAACCTTAAACTACCTTTCGGGTTTACTATCATCGAAACCCAAACTCCACAGATTATTGACATCTTTTTCCGTGGCGGTTCTGTCATTTCTTTCAAAGGACAGGACGCTGAGGATGCACAATTTGAAGATCCTATCACCGATTTTCACGTCCATCAATTTGAAGAGATGGGATTCCAAGCCAAAACAGCTGCTTTTATCAAAGCTATGCTATTAGACGGTACTGCCTTTGCAAAAGTACCCTATCGCTACAAAGAAATTGAGACCATGCGAAGGACTACGCAAGTAGACCCACAGTCTGGCGTATCTGTATCTATTAAAGTACCTACCACAGAAGTATTATTCGATGGTCCTGACCTCGAACTTATTCCTATCTATGACTTCTTCCCTGACTGGACAGTTAAAAAGCCCGGCGATGTCGCCTCCATGCGCGCGTGCGTACACAGGACTTTCAAAACTGTAGCTAGCCTTAAAGCAAATCCACTTTACAAAAACGTAGACGAACTAGAGTATAGCGTTGCAACTAAAGGTTCTGACGCTTGGACTAGACCCTACTACTCCGACGCTTATAAAGATGAATTCGATAGGCTCAATGATAATGAGGAGGGGGTAAAAGAAGAAGGTCCGGTAGAAGTATGGGAATACTGGGGGTTATTCGACCCTAAAGGTGACGGTGAATTTGAAGAGTACATTATCGTTATCGGTAACGGGGACGTAGTGCTACGGTGCGAGCGTAACTTCTACGATTACAAGTTTAAGCCATTTGTAGCATGCCCCAACTACATCCGAGAGTCTGAATTTTATGGCATACCAGAGCTGATGGCCGTACGCTCACTGATCAAAGAAGCTAACACGCTACGGAACGCTAGGCTCGATAACATTAACTTGTCGGTAAACCCAATGTGGATTGCAGACCGGGCCGCAGGAATCAACACCAAGAGCTTGTTCTCTAGGCCAAACGGGGTTATCTGGACAAACGACGTCAACGCAATAAGACCCCTCCCACCCCTAGATCCTTCGATCGGATCTCGTGAGGAGATGGCATTCATCCAGAATGACATCCAAAACGCTACCGCCATGGTTAACGCTGCACCTGTTGCATCAAACTTAGGCAAACAATTTGGACGTTCAGCCACTGGTGTCAACTTTATTCAAAGCTTTGCTAGCTCACGTATCAGCTTAAAAGCCCGCATGCTAGCTGAAATGTACTTTAAACAGGTAGCTAAGCTTATGCTACTGACTAACCGGCAGTTTGTAACCGAAGAAAAATGGGTACGCGTACTAGACCCCAATACGCCAAACCCCTTCGTACAGTTACCGCCAGACGCATTTTTCAGGGCCTTCGATTTCCACGTCGAGACAACGTTGGAAAATGGAGGCCCAGAGGGGCAGTTTCAAAAGATACAAACCGTATCGCAAATCCTGCAGGCTGTAGAAAACAGCCAGCCTGGTACTATTAAGAGTGAAGTCATACTAGAAGCTCTCTTGCGGCCTCTATTAGGTCGCCAAGTTAAACGCTTTGTAAACACACCAGAAGAACGGCAACAAATGCAAATGCAGCAAATGGCAGCTCAGCAAGCTATTAACGCTCAGCAAGGAGCAGCAGCTCCTCAGCCTAATGCAGGGCAACCTGAGCTAGGTGTTAACCCAACTATGGATGCATTAGCAGCACTGGGACTAGGACAATAATATGTTATACGAAAACGAAAGCATAAAGCTATGGAATCCTGAGACCGGAGAACTCTCTGGTAAGGAAGAAGTTATCGATAGCGAAGTTACACGCGTTATTGAAGAAGGTTATGCTGTTCAAGCAATGGCACGCAGTGCTGGCTGGGAAATCATTGCTAACTTATTAAAAGATACCTGTATAGATTTAAAAGATAAACTCGCTTATGAAAGCGATATCGAAAAGTTTCGGCGCCTCCAAGAAGCCGTAAAAGCTTACCAAAATGTCTTGACCTTTGTCGATTATAAAATCGCCGAAGGCAAGGCTTTGGAAGAACAACAACAACAGTCCCCTGATGAGGGCTAAACTGTAGGAGGATAACATGACAGACGAGAAAATCGCGCAGCCACAAGCGACCTCGCAAGAAAGCCAGGCTGAAGCTTCAATTCAGCCGCAGACCCCTGAGATCTCTACTCAAGGACAATCTGACGCAGTGGAAGAGGCAAACTCAGTACCTGAGAAATTCGTTGGAAAGTCTCCAATGGAGATTATCCAGGCCTATCGCGAACTCGAAAGAGATCGTGGAAGGTTAGCATCAGAGTTGGGTTCTACTCGAAAAGAGAGGGAGTCGTTAGAGGAACAGTATCGTGCTCTTGAGCGGGAACGAATCGCTCAAACGCAGATGCCTACACAGCGACCGCCAAAAGTGGTAGAACTAGAGGAAGAACTGGACCCCGTTTCTGTATTCGAGTCCAAGTTTGAAGAAGATCCGAAAGAAGCTATTAAAGCTGCTCTTAAAGGGCTTAATCAATCGGTATCTAGTAAATTCAAACAACAGACTCTGCAGCAGATTCAAGCAGAAGGCGCTGAATACTACTGGACACAGAAAAAGGCAAATCCAGATTACGCCCGTCGTGAGCCACTTATGCAGCAGCTAGCATCGGAGCTTCAAGACATCGTTAAGCCTGAGTTTCTTAACTCTGCAAAAGTGTTAAAAGCTTTAGACTTGATGTCCAAAGGAGCTGACCTAGATTATTATTCTAAGCAAGCTGCTGAGCGCGTTCAGAAAGATGGTCTTTCTGTGCGATCAGAAAAACAACGAGCGCAGTCCGAATCCGCCGTATCATACGGTGACAAGTCCGTGTCATTCGAAAAATTATCATTAGACGAAATGAGACGTGCACTTGGTCGGTCTGACGATTAGGAGTAATAAATGGCTACTTCAACTACATCAACGAATGCAGCAAATCTGCATTTGTATTATGAAAAGAAGCTGTTATCGGTCCTTGAGCCTCGTCTTGTCCTTATGCCTCTTGGAAAAAAACAACGTCTTCCAAAAGGAAATGGAAAGCAGGTTAAATGGTTACGATACAGCGCAATTGCTGGTTCAACCAGTCCGCTGACTGAAGGTACACCACCTTCTGAAATCAGCTTCAGCACCTCGAACGTAACAGCAGATATCGTTCAATACGGACAATATGCTAAAGTGTCTGATCTTTTGTCAGATACAGCGATTGATCCAGTGTTGGAGAATCTGTCTGAGCGTTTCGGTATTGCTGCTTCAAAGACGATCGAAGAGTTGATCGTTTCTGAATTAGCAAATAACTGTGCTAACCAAAACGTAGCAAATGCTGCAAACTTTGCTGCTATCACATCTGCCGATGTTCTTACTCACAAAGAACTTATCGAAGCTATGATCAGCCAAAAAGCAGCTTTCATTGGACCGCACGAGTCTGGTGACTATGTTGTGGTATTGCATCCACGAGCTGAGTACGATCTATTGTCTGATAGCCAAGCTGGTAGCTGGCTAGACATCCAGAAGTACACTGATAACCGTCCTTTAATGAACGGTGAAATCGGCAGAATGTACGGAATGAGATTCCTCGTTTCAGACAAAATGCTGACCTCAGTTGGAACTGGATCGGGTGGAATTGACGTTTGTCAATCATTCGTGGTCGGTGAAGAAGCATTTGGATGTGTGGAGCTTAACGGCGACGCCATGAAAATGTTTATCAAAAGACACGGTTCTGCAGGTGCTAACGATCCTCTGGATCAGTTTGCAACTGTTGGATACAAGATTCACGGCTTTGTTGCCAAGTATCTTGATGCTGGTTCTAAGCGAGTAATCGCAGTGAATGGCGCATCCGCGTTATAATATGGGGAGGGGGTGGGGAGACCTGCCCCCGACTTTAACTGTCAATGGCTTTTACACTAATACCTTGGGAGCAACCAAAGATGCTATTACTGAATCTACAGCGCAGGTTAAAGCAATTAGATACCAAACTGTATATTGACACTGATAGCACGCAAGTACGTGAAAATGGACTTAAATTTGCCCCTTTGTATTTAAAAAAAGCTAGACGGTCAGAATCACGTGTACAAAAAGCAGACAGAAATGCTGTCCATGAAGGGCATGCCAAATATTTAGACGCTTTAGAAAGTGGCGTAATGGATACGTATGTAACTGCGATTTGTCTTGACTTTATCCCAGAATATGATATATTCAATATGGAGTATACGAAATTAGCGGTACTGGGGTGGAGATCGCTAGCTTTAATGCTAGCTGAGAGAAAGATAGCACCGCTAGATAAAATTAAAAAAGTTTTTGAATGCCAAGGGCTAGGCGAATCCGACTATGACAAAGCCTCGTTCTTTGGTAAAATTGAATTTGCAAAGAGGTTAGCATAATGACTTTCGTAGGTTTTAATTACGGTCAGATAAAAGACATGATCGTAAACTATATTGGTAAAGCACCTGAAGATTTAGAGTTTCAACGCTACATGCGACAGATGCTAGTGTTAGCAGAAATGCGATATTACAAAATGCACGACTGGAGTTTTTTAAGAAAGACTGATTTAAGTCTTCCGGTAGTTTCTGGTACTGCAGAGTATGATTTAGCATTTACTATCAATGCTTCTAACTATACTATGGCTGCTAACGAAGTTGAAACGATTAGAGCGGAAGCAGACAACGTAGTTTTAAAACGTGTTATGCTTGACGAGATTCGTCGGCTAGACCCAGATAACAACGATGGTTCTGCAAATGATACGCCCTCCTACTGGTCAGTAGCAGGTGAAAATCGTATTCGCATTTGGCCTCCGACCACAAAAAATATTACACTAAAGATTGACGGGAAAGTTATTCCTGTTTTACCAGACCCGACTGATACAGTTACATCAAACTTTGATAACCAATACCCGCAAATTCCGCTTCGATTTCAAGAGGGGTTTATTGAATACATTAAAGCAATGGCGTTAGACCGTGAAAACGATGACCGCGCTCTTGCTAAAAAGCAAGAAGCTATGACGCTTATCTTGCAAGATATACAGTCTGACCTTGAAGTTGATGATCGCATTCGTTCAATGGAAGAGTTTAGATACGATGGTATTGGTAGTTTGTTAGATATCCCTGGCTTTAGACCTTGGGATTAATTTCGGAGCATCGCGAGAATGGGTACTAACCGTTACGTAGAAGAACTAGAATATAGTGATGCTAAAGGCTTAGATACAACTTCGCCTATAAATTTACTAGCTCCTGGTTTCGTCCGCGTTGCAAATAATGTTAATCTCGGATATACTGGTGGTTACAGCAAGCGAAGTGGTTATGTAAATCAGTTCTTGGTTGCTAATCAGTTAAACGGATTTTCGATTAGGCAAGGTTTAGAGTACCGCTATAAGTTTCAAGCTAATACAGCTCCATTAACGGAAATACTTTTGTACGCTACAGATAACAATACAACTGGCCGATTAGGTAAAATACAGTCAGGAGTATTTACCGATTTACAGGATAACAGCGGCTCGAATCTAGTGTTGACTGCCACAGTTAGACCTACGTTTGCACAGGTTAATAACAGTCTTTTCGTATTTAATGGTGCTGATGCACCGTTTGTGTATGAACAAAATGTTGAGTATACAAGACTAGCTGGAATTGATCCGCCAGCAGCAGCTCCCACTGGTACTTTAGCAGTTGGTACTGATTTAAATGTTGGCGATTACATATACGCCTATACATACGTATTTGTACAGGATGGTCAAATTATAGCTGAGAGTAGTCCTTCAGCGTTGTCAGCTACGATTACTACTACATCTGGAAATCAACGTGTTAGCCTAGTGCTATCCTCATTCCCAAATGATTTGTTTGGTAATCAAAATTTATCGCACTTAACAGTATACATCAGGTTATGGCGTACAGTGGTAAACGGTAGTATTTTGTTTTTGGAAAAGGGAGATATCCCTGCTATTTCCGTAAATGCAACTATTACCTATGTATCAGACGCATCTGACGATGCTCTGTTAGCAGAGCAGATGCCTTTTGATAATACGAAACTTACTGTGTACAGTGATTATGTGCAAGCTAGGTTCCCAGTCGTTGCAAGAAACAGACTAGTAGTATTTCACCCTACTGTTAACAAAGGTCGTTTTTCAAAGATTGGCGTTAATGGCCCACTGCCAGAAAGTTTTCCGGTAACCCATGAATTCTCAGTCGAAGGTAAATTTGGAGCTGCAGATGGGTTAGTAGGATGCGGTCAAATTAAAGGGGTGCCAATTGTTTTAAAAGAGAGATCGATTGGTCGCTTAGAAGAAATTGGTTTACCTGACCTAGGTAATAGTGAAGATAACGTAGCATATCTGTACCGAGAAATTTCTGAAACAGTAGGAGCAGTATCTAACTTTGCACAATGCCAGGTATTTGACGAGCTTATATTTTTAGGTCGTGATAACATATACGCAACCGATGGTCAAAACGTACGACCAATTGCAACACAAATTCAGTCGATTATTAAAGCAGCTGATTTTAGCGGTTTGAAAGCTGAAAAGCTTTCTGCAATTAACGATACAAAGAACCGTCGCATTTACATACAGATTTGTGAGAATACATCTGAAGCTGAGCCTAACATCACACTAGTTGGGGACTACCAGCAGTATCCCACATTTCGTTGGACTACGTATGAAAAGGGACCAGAAGCTAACATGCCAGGGATTAAAGCTGGCTGCTTTTTTCAAACGGAGGCTACTGCAAGTGGCGGGCTAGACATCTATTTTGGCTCTGCAACTGATGAGGGGCAATATTATAAGATGAACACCGGGGGTTCGGATTTAAAAGCTGAGCGTGACGCGGTCTCTATCACCCCCTCTATACCCTACATGTATCTAGTTAGCAGGCCGTACATGTTCGGGCAGCCGATGATAACAAAGCTGTACAAAACAGCTAAGATCTATGCGGAAGGTCAGGCACAAAGCTATGACTTTAAGTTTGGAGCAATATTTGATTTAGCACAAGCTCCAGTAAACACACTTTCGTTATTCGTTCCAGGCACTGGAACAACATGGGATTTTTTCAATTGGGCACCGCCAGTAAACGTAAGTACGTTAATCTGGTCTGGGCAAGCGTTAAACGAGTTTAAGTACACGACGCATCGCAAAGCCCAAATGATGCAATTAGTTTTTACACAAGACGACCTAGAAGCACCAGCGACTCTCCTCGGTTGGGGAGTATCGGGGAGCATCTTTTCGGGTATTTAGGAGACTACAATGGGAGTACCTTCAGTAACAGCAAGCGCTTCGAGCGCAACATATCACAGCTACAATGCAAACCTAGATGCCTCACCAGTTCTTGTTTTCCAAGGGCGAGGAAACCTTTATGGTTTCTTAGTCGAGGACAATAGTGGTGATGACATCTTCGTACAAGTGTTTGATGCTGCATCAGCAGTTTCAGTCACAGTAGGAGTAACCGTACCAGTTTTTACCTTTAGAGTAAAAGCTGACCAAGCATTCGGTAAGGATGTCAATGACAGTCCATATCGATTTTTTGCTAACGGCTGCGTAGTAGCAGTAACAACCTTAAGAAACAACAGCGTATCGCCTTCTGCAGGCGCTGCAGCTCAGTTCTGGTTTGTTAACCGTCAGCCTTAATAGGAGTTAGAGATGGCAACGCTTATTTTACCGTATCCAGCGTTTACAGCAGGTACACCTGCCGTAGCAGCGGAAGTACAAGATAACTTTACAACTATACGTGACCATATAAATGGTCAGAATATCGGTACTGCTAACCTTGAGAATACTTTAGTATCTCGTGTTGGTGGGCCTATCTTGTTTTTGAATCAGGCTAGCCAAGAGCAAATTGCTCTTAGCATACTTAATTCACGGACAAAGTCAGCGTTGCAAATCACTCAAAGTGCAGTTTTAGGTGCTGGTAGTTCTATTATACATATTGATGATAATGCTACGCAGACAACAGGCAGTGCTAACTTATTCTTAGACTTGCAACCGTTATCAACTATACCTGCTATTTTAGTAAAGCATGGCGCAGTTGAGACGATGAGCTTGACTAAGGATCAGTTGGATTTATATGCGAGTGCTGTGCAAATGTCTGGAACAGCAGTTACATTTTTTACAAATGGATTACAAGCATCTGCTTCTCAATTGCTACTTTTTAATAGTGCAATAGAATTAAGTAATGCCAGGATTAAATTACCTGTACGAACTACAACAGAACGAAATGCTGTAACTCAAGAAGGTTCGGTTCTTTACGATAGTACTAAAAAAGAAGTAGCATTTAGAACTGACACTACTTGGATACCAGCAAGTACACCTACAGGTTGTGTGCAAATGTTTGCAGGTAGTACAGCTCCTCAAGGCTGGTTATACTGTAATGGACAGGTAGTATCTCAAACTACTTATCCTGATTTGTTTGCTGTAATTGGAACAACATATAACACAACTGGTGAAGGGGCTGGTAATTTTCGATTACCTAATTTTGTAGGCATTTTCCCACGTGGGTCTGAAATGGGTGGTACAACTACGCAAGCCATTTCAGGAGTAACATATACCGGTGGAGCATTAAATACAAAACAAGCGGATCAGACGCAGGGTCACGTACATTTTCCATTAGATCCAGCTGCAGCTCCCCCTGGGAAATTTTATCAAAATCTTGACTACGCTTTACAAAACTTTTTTACTGGTCCTGGATACGGGAATGTTTCAAATGGTACTTATAAATCCGGACCACCAATAGACGATGGTGTTAATGGAACTCCGCGTACTGGTCTTGAAACTAGACCAGCAAATATTGCAATAGCATACATTATAAAAGCCTAACATGCACTTCCGACGCGTAACATCACAAGACCTACCCCTCTTAATTGCGGGGGACAACGGAAAAAAGACATGATCATTTCGCTTAAATCTGTTACAATTGAGGATATCGAACTAATTAAAACGTGGGCATCGGATCCTTATTATGGCGAATTTTTTAGACGCTTTCCTCCTGTGTTTACATGGGGGGATGACCAAGCCGTATTAACAACTTTTAGTACATCGTATTTAATTAGACAAGACGAGGCAACGATTGGATTATGCAGTTTAATTAATGTAGACAACAACGCAAAATCTGTGGAATACGGCGTATTAATTCAAGCTAATACAAAACAAACGGTGAAAACAGTATTTGAATCAGCTAATCAATTAAGAGACTACGTTTTTAATTATCTGGATTTCAATAAAGCCTACTGTAAAATTTTGCCTCACCGAAAAGATATTATTCGTATGTGTGGGTTAAACGGATTAAAATTTGAAGCCAGATTAAAACAAAGTTGTTTTTGGCAGGGTAAATTTTGGGATGAGCTTATTTATTGCCAGTTAAAGTCTGAGTATTTAGAGGGGGGTATGTAATGGCAGGTCCATGGTTATTACCTATTGCAGGCGCAGTAGTTGGGGGTGGAATTAGCGCAGCAAAAGGCGGGAGTTTTGGAGATATTGCTAAAGGGGCATTGCTTGGTGGTGCTACAGGCGGTTTAGTTGGTGGAGCTGGCAGTGCCCTTGGTATTGGAGCGGCCAGTACAGCTGCTAAGGGAGCAACCGCTGTAAAAGCTGGCGGAGTTGCGTCAGGTGCAGCCAAAACAGCTTTAACAGGTTCAGAAAGATTATTACAATCAGCAGTTGCGCCTAGTACCTCAACGGCTAGTGCAGCATCTCAAACAATATTAGCGCCAAAATACATGTTGTCTGACACAGGTAAAATCGTAATTAAAACCGCAGATAAAGTCAATGACTTAGATAAGATGATGAAATATGCCGGGTACGCCAATACCGCATCTGGTTTATTAGACCAACTGGGCGGAAGCCAAGAAGAAGACGCTGGATTTCAACCTATGCCACAGCAACAATCAATCCAGTTAGAGCCGGTAAATGACGATTTGTATCAACAATTATTAAGATTATCTCAACAAGGATAAAAAAGGAGAAAACAATGGGTTCAGGTCCAGTAACAGATGAATTTCAAAAAAGTGTATCAAGAGCCTTAATTGATCCACGAGTTAGTAACTTATTATTTCCACAATTAAACCAGCTAGCGCAACAGCAACAGCAATTTGGGCAGCAAGCTCAACAAATTGGGGGGCAAATCCAAACAGAGGTCGCTTCACAAGGTCCAGACGAGGTTACAAGAGCGTTATTATCTCAAGCAAACCAAGCGTTAGGTCAACAAACTGGTGCACAACAGCAGCAAATTGCACAAGCTTTTCGAGGACAGCCAGGGGTTAGCCAGGTTTTACAGCAACAAGCTGCGATGCGATCCAGATTACAAGCCAATCCATTGCTTTTTAGCGCTATGCAGCAGCAGGGTCAAAGAGAAGCACAACAGATGCAAATGAGAAATGCGGCATTATTACAGCAACTAGGGGCTTATCAAGCACCTATTCAAAGTGCTGTTCAAGCTTTCCAGCCTTTATTAGGTGCAGCGCAAGCCACAGGCGGACAAGAGCAATTTGCCATAAAGGGTGAACAAAGACGAAGTGCTCTTAATCAGCAATATGGACAGGCCTCAAGTGGTTTTGATTCAAATAGGGGGTAATATGGGTGGTGACAGTAACAATCTAGGTGGCTTAGGTTTAGGGGCATCTTTAATTGGTTCCGGAACACAACTGGTAGGTGCCATACAAGGTGGTAAACAAGGGCAACGAACGGCTGCTATCGGAAGACCTATTGCACAAATAGGTGGTACTGTTGCTGATTATAGTATGGCTCAACGACGTCTTGCCCAACAAGAACAGCAGCAGCAAGCCTATCAAGAACTAGTAGCAAATCGTTTAGCTGAGCAAGAAGAAAAACAGGCGCAAAGAAAATCACTGTTCGAGGATTTAACTAAACTGTCAGCTAATATTCCGAAAGAAGAGCGAGGAACTTTAGATCTTGCAATAAAGTCGGGAGATCCCGGACGTGCGATTACTGCCTACGGTGAAGTACAGAAAAGACGAGAAGCTAAATCTGCTGCTAAAAGTTTATTACCAAAAGCTATACGTAACGATCCTGAGGAAGCGGCAATGTTTGAAAATCTTGCTAGCCAAGTTGGAATCTCCCAAGCTTATGTTCAGTACCGTGCTGATCAAGCACAAAAAGCCGCTGCTTTACGCGGTGAACGAGATGCTAGACAAACTCTTTTACAGCAAGCTGAGTTAGAAGGGCGTAAATTATCGCCAACACAAAAGCAAATCATGTCTTTAGAAACAAATCTACCACAGTTATTTGTGCCTGGTATTACCCAGCGGGATTTGCGTACTCGTGTGCAATCATTACTAAAAAGCCAAAAGGTATCCGAGCAAGAACAGGCCAGATTTTTAAAAACGGTAGACGAGGCCTATAAAGCAGCACAAACAAAAAGTAATTTTTTAGGAACACCGACAGAAGCTGCCCGAGACTTATTTGTAGAAGAGTTCCTTAAACGTAACTTTCCACAAGATGCTATTAATGAGTATAAATCAGTAGCACAAAGACAACAACAATTAAGACAGCAGGCCGAACAACCAGCTGCTAACATTATGACTCCCGAGATGCGGCAAAGACTGGAAGAACTACGAAGGCGTAAAGGGATGTAATCATGCCGTTGACACCACAAGAAGAACTAGAGTTACAGCAATTAGAGGCGTTCGAAAAGCAATCTTCTACCCCCTCTATGGGTTTAACACCGGCGGAAGAGCAAGAACTAAGCCAATTAGAGGCTCTAGAACAGCAACAACCAAGTAATTTAGGTATGGCACCGGCTACTAAACCACTAGGTTGGATGACTCGTGAAATGGAAGCTGGCGGTAAGGTAGATGTAATCTCGACTGGTAAGGGTGATTTTGGCGGTAAATCCTATGGACCATACCAACTAGCAAGCAAAACAGGAACCCTACAAAAATTCATATCTTCATATCCTGAGTTCAAAAATTTAAAACCGGGTAGTGCAGACTTTGATGCTAAGTTTAAAGAACTTAGTACTAAGGACGACTTTGTTAAAGCGCAAGAAGAATTCATAAAAAATGAAAATTTCTCTCCTTTAGAAAATGAGTTACAAATCAAGGGACTTAACGTTAAAGACCGTGGCAACGCGGTTCAAGAGTTGATGTTTTCTATCGCCAACCAGTATGGACCTAAATCTGGAAGGGTGTTAATTGAAAACGCATTCAAAAATGTTAATGCAAATACTCTGTCTGACACAGAATTTATCCAACAATTAAATAACTACCGAATCGAATCCATACCGAAATATTTCAAAAGCTCCTCAAAAGATGTGCAAAAAGGTGTTCAAAAACGATTTGAACGCGAAGGTAAAATTTTAGTGCCTGCAGTAACATCGCAAGTTATGGAGTCAACAACCATGGAGTTACCTGCAAATATAGATATTGCGGCTATTGAAGCCGCCAGAAAAGAGCAATTTCCAAGTGGGTCTGAACAATTAAGAGCACTTCAAGAACAGTCAGAGCGATTTAAACAGGCATTTGTTGCAGGTCAAGCCTCTTTGCCATTAGGCATCCTACAAGCCCAAGAACAATTCCAACAGACAATCCCAGCCGTACAAGCGCTACAAGATATGGGTATAGAAGTACCTTCTTTACGTCAAGAGCTGGCAGCTAGGCTGCCTACTCCTATCGCTGAGACAGTTACATTCGAGCCTAAAGGTTTAGCTGAAACTGGAGTTATGGTAGGAGGGGGGTTGTTAGCCCTAGAAGAACCTGCCTTGCAAGCCGCTGCTAAAGTCGGTAAGTCTGCAGCAAAGCTGCAAGAGAAAGTTACAGCCTATGACGATGCTGCAGGTGCTCTATTTAAGCGTGGTCAACTAGGCGAAGCCCAGGCTCGCTTTGAGCAGCCAGCAGTTACGGCAAAATTATTTAGTGCCGAAGAAGTTAAAAAGGCTAAGAATTTAGATCGTAGTTTAACTCGGCAAGAACGCGTTATATCGCGTATCGACGCTGAAAAAGCTGCGCTAGAAGCGTTGCCAGATAAGACTCCAGACCAGGCAGCTGAAATCGCAAAGCTAAAGCAACGCTCTGACCGAGCATACCAACGATACTATAACACACTTCGAGAAGGGCAAGAGGTTATTGAATCTCCTGTTTATAAGCAGAGAAAACAAAACCAGGCCCTACTTAACAATAAAACTGTTGTTGTCAATAACAAAGAAGTGCCTGCGTTTGAGCAAGCTATTAGTAGCAAAGGTGTCAATGTAACCCCAGACGAGATCGAAGTTTTAACAAACCCAACACAAAGCTTATCTAAACCGGGTATGGGTGGAGTTCTTAACAGAATAGCCGCTGGCCCACTTTCTAGCACAGACCATGTTAGACTAATTCAAGAAGCTGATGGCAATCGCTTACAAGGGCCTTTGTATAAATTATTAGTTGAGCCTATTGAGATAGCAACCCGCGAACGGCAAGTGTGGGCTAATAACATGAAAGAGACGTTTAGAAAGAAGATGCAAGAGTTAGGTCTTTCTGATATCTCTAAAGAAAAAAATGCTTTCTTGTACCGCGTAGCAGACGGTAAAATACCGAGAGAAACCGCAAATCTGACCCCACAAGAGACTGAAGCAGTAAACTTCATGGCCAAATTTTATAGCGATTCCTTTGACCAAATGAATGGTGTTCGTGCTGAGCGGGGTATGGATTTAGTTAAAAAGCGTCAGAACTATATCACGCACATTACTGATATGTCTTTCTTTGATGAGTTAGGTTTTGGACTTGATGCCGTCAATGCAGACGCAAAGCTATCAAAAATTAAAAAAGCTGAGAAAGCTCGGTTTGCATTTGAAAAGGCTAGAACTGGTGAGCAAGCGATTGAAGACATTTTTATGAGTATGGAGCGCTATATTGATGCCGTAAGTAAACAGCTATACTATACTGATACTGCAGCAATTGTACAAGCTAGAACGGATTTACTTCCGGACGCTGTTCTAAAAGCCTCACAACAGCGGTTTATTAATGAGGCGTTCCTTGGACAGCTTGACTTTAAAGATGATGTTCTGGTACAATTAGGAATGCGCGGTCCATTAAATTTTGCAGCGAAACTAAGTTCAAACTTTACTACAGCCGCCATTTTGGGTAACCTTAACGTATTAGCTACCCAGTTCAGTCAGGTGCCTGCTACCGTAAAAGAGGCAGGCTTATGGCCTACCTTTGTAGGGCTTTATAGGGCGACTAGACCGCTGCCTAAACAGGTTGCAGACGCATCATCATTCTTAACTTTGCGCCAAATATCGGATGAAGTTATACCGTTAAAAACAGGTGTATTGAAAAACGCACAAAAGTTTATTCTTATCGGGTTAGAATTTACCGATAAATTCGTAGCTAGAGCTAGCTGGGAAGCTGCATTTGTAAACGCTAAGCGGCGAGGGTTTGGAACCGAAGCAGCGATTAAGTATTCAGATGAGGTCGCTCGCATGTTACACGCTAACTATGGTAGCATCTATAAGCCCGCATTGCTTAGGGGCAAGGCTGGAAGAGCACTTCTACCCCTCCAATCCTTTTTCTTTAACGCATGGAATTACCTGTCTCGTGACCAAAAAGCTTTAGCTGAGCTAAAGAATACTACGCGATTAAGAGAAACAATGAAAGCGCTAGCAGCTATTGCAGCTGCAAATCAACTATATGATATGATGGGTATGCCTGCACCATTTGCATTCGAAGCACCAGAAAATGTATCGTCAGAAGAGTTAGCGCGAGTAGCTAAGAAAGTTGCTGTAGGCAACGTTCCAATAGCAAGGATACTGGTTGAGGGGGTGCAGCCTCCAGCTCACCGTATCTTAACAACTGAGCTAGGCCTAGAGAAGAAGTCTTTACTTCGAAACTCTTACACGGCACTATTTAGTGATGATCCCACGCAGCAAGAAGAAGCACAGAAAGCCCTAGGCAAGGGATTGCTACAGTTTGCTCCAGGTGGTATGCAGATTAAAAAGACCTGGGAAGGTAACGAAGCCGCTCGTGATGGCTATGTAAACATTGGTCGAGAAATCGTGCCATTGACTGAAGAAGATAGACGGCTAGCTCCTATCCTTGGTAAGTATCAAGTGCCGAGCGTACGTAAAGCTAGAAAAGAGATGGAGCGTAGGAAAATCAAGCGCCAGTTGGGGGGCAGATAATGAACCTCACAAATATTGCAGAAATTTTACAAGACGTACTCGCTATCATAGGGGCATTGAAGATTATCTCTCGCTATACCCCGTGGAAGTGGGATGACAAGATATTTAACTTTTTTGACAAAAAGGATAGCAAATGAATTTAGAACAACTATTTCATAATATTGACAAACGGCTTGCAGTTATCGAAGCGTTAAGCGAAGCCCATACGATCGATACCTCTCGTCAATTAGATGAACTAAAACAAGATGTGCTAAAAGTGAGAGAAGAAGTAGGTAAGTTAAAA